AAAGCCAAATATCGTTACATTGTCAGACTCGCTGCTTTATTCAGAGTCTTAGGGTCATCTGGTGATACAGATGGTTCACTCTTATCGCGGTGAACAGCGCTTCATACGACTTCAGGTCGCACGGACAAAAATGAGTTAAGGTTCAAGCTCTATAGTTGATTGTAGTCATTAGGGGAAGTATACCAATCGGATATACGGTAAAGCAGAGCTAAGCGACTTGAAAACTGTCCAGCACACGAAGTGATTCTGTGATTTGTTACGTTTATGCATATGCTATCTTGTGGAATCGAACGTTTTTGAGATATGGCAGCGGATCTAACCACGCCCCCTGAATATTATTTGTAGCCTCTAATAGTGATAAAAAAAGCATTAGTAATGAGCCATTTTCTATATCCGTTATTGACCAGTTTATGTCTGGGTACTTTTGTCGGATTTCCGCTGAAATGTTAGTTGTTGGGGAGTTATCAAACTTTATAAAACCTTTACCCAAAACAAATATTCCATCTAGAGAAGGACTTTTTTTACTGCATCTTTCTTCGGCATTTTCTATTGCAATACTATTCTGAATATGGTGATTTCCAAGCCACCCAAAGACCGTTTGCATCTGTGCTGGACCAGCGTAAGCCACAACATAATTCATAATAGTTGGAGGAAGCCAACCCGTAGAGAAACTGCTATTGAGGTTTTGCTTTAAGCCTTTCGCATTTCTAGCTGCATTAATTGATTGAATTAAACCCTGATTATCAAGAGTTGACTTAACTTCTATTGTTGCCACTACAGATTCTGCAAGAAAACCTGATATACCCCCCCCGAAATCAAGCTTAGGGTAGTTTTTTTTATAGATGACAATATCAAACTGATTGCGCTGTTCATTTGGTTTAGAGTCACAATCTACAATTTCACCTGTGCCAATAGAAACGGTTTCACTTAAATGGTTCACAAGGAACTCTTTAATAAAAGCCTCTCGGGGAGTTCCTTTATGTAAAGAATGTCCGGAGTTTGCTGGAATTTTCGAGGTTGCGAGTAACTGCTCTTCTACGGCCTCTAAGTGCGCCTTAATCATTTTAACTCCCATGGAACGTAACGGCTTGTTTAACGGCTAGCCAAATAAAGCCGGCCGCTTAAGTTATTGATTAATATCATCCTAAATCTTCTATGTCGTTGATGTAAAACGATAAGTTTTTCGCAAATCCCAAAACAAACCGAGATAGCTAAAATATAGTGTTCACAAAATTATCAGGTAATTTTTTTTAATACAATATCAGTCAGTCAGTTTCAATTTCATAATTGGTAATTACTACTTTAGACTTACTTGTTGGGTTGTTAGATATAAATTAAGCCGAAACGTATTATAAATGTATATAAAACCAGTTTATTAGATTTATGTAATCTAGCCGGAAAAAATGGTCTCTGTAAAAGAGTATTATCAATTGAATTTGTATGGAAAACGAAGGCTAGCAGTGTTAAATAGAGTTTTGGTTCTAAGTAACTTTGGGGTATCTAAGTGTTAGCTCATCATAACAATGTGATTAATTATGAGTAGAACATTTGAAGCTGTGTGGGCAATTTGTGGACATTAGGCAAAGAAAAAGGGTTAGCCTTTCGGCTAACCCTTTGTTTTAATTGGTGGAGGCGGCGGGACTTGAACCCGCGTCCAGAAAGCCTACATCCTAAATGAGCATGTTAAAAAATAACACTTTATATATTATTCAATACTTTATCGGCTGGTTGGTATCGGTGTGTATTACATGCTGTGAAATTTTGCCGCCACTATGTCGCCATTTGGAAGGGTTTTCATTTGTTTATGAACAGCATCAATTTTGATAAATAATGGCTACCTTGCTGGCACAAAAGAGACTAGTGTTTGATAATTTACTAACCAATTATTGGTGAGTTTTCCAATATGTCTATTGTTATAATCAGGCGTGCTAGATTTTTTGAGTTGAATCTGGTTGTTACTTATTATCAAACTTATCATTTAGATAAGTTATTATATTCTCGTTAAACCCTCCTTTATCTTTTGTAATTATCCGATGAATATCTTGTTGTTCTAAAATATGATTTTTTTTGGTCTTCTCCCAACTTACCACATCTGAATCAATAACTAAGTTGTCGATATAACCTGAGATTAGTTTCAAATTAGATAGTGTGGAAAAATAATAGTGACGACTTGAGTCTATACAATTTAAGCAACTGTCTATGTCAATTTTTTTACTATTATTACTATGTTTTTTTTCAATGACATTTTCATATAACCCCCCTATTATACGAATCTGAGTGATCAGTTTTTCTATTGTTTTATGAATTACATTTTTTTCAGTCTCTGATAGTCCAATATGATTTTTACTTAACTCAAATGTTTCTTCAATAAGGTTAAATATTTCTGGGTATAAATTATTTATAGCATCAGATTGATATTTGAATACCTTTTTATATTTCTTAAAATGATCATAGGCCTCTAAACCTTCATAAACAGAGTTACTATCCAAACAAATTAAAAATGAATTTACACTGTTTGGTGTGTAGTCGCCGGCAATCACTGACTCATTGTCAAAAAATACTTGAAATTCTTTTTCACACATACATTGTAAATGTGCTTCTAGCCATCTAAGTTTAATTCTAGCTTTAACCCCAACATCAATATACTTTTCATATGATGCATGTTCTTTCCATTGATTAGCTGCTTGTGTGGCTGCATCGGCTGCTTTTGATGATGAACGAGCAGCGGATGCTGTTGCTAAAGCCGCTAAGGACGTTGCAATACCTGCAACCCATGCACCTACATTTGCGACACTTTGAGCGTTCCAATCGATGGTTTTCCACCAGATAATAAAGCCTTCTGATGGATTGAATATAATAAGTCCTAAAATTAGGCCTAGACATAAAGGAAAACTAAAGGAAATAAATATTCCCATTTTTTTATCATCATTCATTATAATTACCAAGTCGAATATAACTGCCTTTCAACGGCTCGCCAGCTAAAGTAGGCCGTTAAGTTATTGATTAATATCATACTACATTTTCTATATCTTTGATGTAAAACGATAAAGTGTTTGAGAAATATCAAATCAGATTTGTGTGCAAGAATATCCATTATTTATTTAGTAATCCTGCTATCGGGTTTTTAGTTATCGCATCGTCTAAGTGATCTGGTGCGAAGTGGGCGTAGCGCATTGTGTCTTTAATATCTGAATGACCTAATACTTGTTTAAGTACCAAAATATTGCCACCGTTCATCATAAAATGGCTGGCGAATGTGTGGCGTAAAATGTGGGTCATTTGGCCTTCTGGGAATATTAAACCGGTTCGTTTTATTGCACGTTCAAATGATCTGCGGCACGGTCTGAATAATGGGCCGCGGACTCTTGGCAGCATGTTTGCCAGTTCTTGCGCTATTGGTACTGTCCGGTTTTTCTTACCTTTGGTTTTTACAAAGGTAATGCGGTTATGCGCTATTTGACTGCCTTTGAGGTTTTCAGCTTCTGACCATCGGCAGCCGGTTGCCAAACACACCATTACTATTGTTACCAGGTGTTCATATTCTGCATTGCGGCATTCGTCCAATACTATGGGTATTTCTTCTGGGTAAAGGTAGGCCAGTTCAGTATCTTCAATTTTGAACTGAGGTAAACCCTCAAGCGGGTTAGGGTGAGTCCATTCACCTAAACGCTTTAACTCCGAAAACACCGCGTTCAAATAGGCGTGTTCGTGGTTAATTGTATTCGGTTTAACCTTGGTCTTTTTACCTTGAAAATCTTCTATTTCACCATCAAGTCGCATTTGGCGGTAATTAGCAAAATCGTTAACGGTTATTTTGCTGGCAACTGGGTCGTTCATTCCATCGCAGGTTAACTGTAATTTTCGTAAACGTGTTTCAGGTTGTGCCAGTTGTTGGCCATGCAAGTCATACCAGCGTTTGATCAGTTCCGATAACTTACGATTATCGACCTTTTCACCTAGCCACGGCTTTTCGTCCACCTTTTTCATGGTATAAAGTTCAAACGCAGTCGCTTCGCCTTTAGTAGCAAACTTTTTGCGAATGCGTTTACCATCACGCCCATTAGGATAGCACTCGCAAAGCCAAGGTTTGTCGCTACCGTCTTTAGTGTTTCTTACTGCCACTGCTAACCACTCTTCTTAAGATGATTTCGATTAAATAATGTCAACTTATTTTGATCTGTGCTATACCAATATGGTAATCTTTCCTAAATGCAAAAACATAGTTACAACCAGCTACAACCAGCTACAACCAGAAACAATCTTAAGTAGGTGCACATTATGACAAATGTATTTTCTTTTGCAACGGCAAGTAATGAAGCAAAAGTTGAATCTAAATTTGTGGAATTACTTGATAACGAAACAAAAATTGACGGGAAAGTTAAACCTTTACCTATGTCATTATTATCAAGAATGGACGCTTTAAAAGCAAAAGCAGATCTTGCTAGAGCACGCTCTGTTATCCTAGAAGGGTAGTCGTTTTATACATGGAAGTAATTATAAAAAATGGCTACGAACTTCATGCGCTTGATATTTTTACTGCCGAACTGACCCGCATAACTGAATTAGCTGAAGCCTTAGCAATCAAAGATCCAGACGAATTTTTTCACCATCCAACTTATAAACTCTTCGAAGCAATTCAAACTAATATTTTTACTAATGTACCAGCTGAGCCTAATCACCCAGATTTTAGGTTAGGTAAAACTCTCGGTAAAAAATACACATCTTGGCGTCGCATCAAGAAAAAATCATTGCCAACTAGATATCGGTTATTCTTTCAATTTAAAACAGATGCCCCAAAAGCCATTATCTATGCATGGATAAACGATGAAACGACTCAGCGCAAGGCTGGGAGTAAAACAGATGTTTATTATGTATTTGAAAAAATGCTTGAGGGTAACCGTGTCCCAAATAGCTGGGGCGAACTTATTGCCGCAGCAACCCCTATTCCCCCATTAAAAGCCTAATACTCGCTAGTTGTTAAAGTATACGTTTGTCGATTTCGAATGCTTTTTACTAATTAATACCAGGGAAGTATTCAGGGAATTTTGCTAAATAGAGCAGCACAAAAAAAGCAGTGATAAATGCACCTCCGAAAAACTCACCCACGGTTACAAAAAGAATAAAACGTTTTTCTCCTTTTTTTGTTATTTCCCATTCTCTTTTTATTATTGCATGTGAATGTTTTTCAAATAGCTTTGTTGATTCTGTTACTTTTTTGAAATTTATTTCAATATTTGTATGATTTAGTTCACTTACTAGTTCAAGAGTATTATTAATTAGTAATATAAACTGTTCATCTTTTATAGGATTAAGCCTTAATTTTATAAGTATTAAATGGAATTCGAATTTACTAAATGAACTGTTATAACGCTCTATACTCTCGTCGGTTATATGATTGCTAGATTCATACATACAGTCAAAAGCATATCGAAGTGAGTTTGCGATATCATTCCTTAATTCATCAATCCATTTTTGCCTAAATTCAGATATCTTTTGCTCTTTTGCAATAACCGCCGTTGTCACTGCAATTAAAAAACCGATAAATGCGACGATAATCGGAACAATTATGTTAGATGAAAATAGTGTTTCTATGCTCATAGGTTACTTAAACCTTCAAATTCGTTTGGGCATTGTGACTTTAAGACGTTTAAGTCATCTTGCATTAGCTGTGTTTGTTCGCTTACTGCTGGTTTAGCTTCGCGTTCATTGATGACATGAAAGAAGATGTCTCGCCAGTATTGGCCTATGGCGAAGTTCATTCCGTGAGCAATGATGGCATTTGGATAATCTACGTTATAAGTGGAGGGGTAAATATTATTAAGGGCTTCTAAACGTTGGTCTAGTTTTGTGTTCTCTTTCCAGTTTACAGCTTCTTGTTTAGCAAAGTATGACTTTGTTTCAGCGAAGTCCATTAGCTCAGCCATGATAGGGGAGTAGTCGCTATAAATTTTATAGGCTAGTTGGCAGTCAGTAAGGTTGCTGACCTTTTCCCATTTAGCGGCTTCTAGTTTATTGAATGCATCTTTATCTTGTGAAGACTGCTTAACTATGGGTGTTTCGACTGGTTTTGGATCATTGCTGATATCAACAATCAGGGCAATAAGCAGTATTGTAAATATGACTGCAATGATTGTCATAACAGGCTTAATAAGTTTTCGGGCTTTTGCTTGTGCTGGTGAATCAATGTTGCTAGCTTTTAATCGAGCTAATTCATCTTCATAGTCTTGTTTATTCATTTTTTCTTCCTTGAAATCTAATCAAAAAACTTTTCTTTGAGTGAATTAACTTGATGCTCTAATTCTGGAAACAAACTTGCTTTATTTATACCGCAGTTTGATAATTCACTTAAGATCTTACCTTTTGCAGAGGATGGAATAATGTATTCATTAAAGTTGTTATTGAGTATTTGTACAAAATTAGAACTGCGATGTTCATGCATCGCTACGCATTCTTTTATATCTAATACATTTATAACTTCATTGCCAGATATGATTTTTCCACCGTGAATAGTGAAACATCCTTTTTGAGCTTTTAACCGATGATTAATAATTGGTGGCGTATAAGTGCAAACACCATACAATAAAGGGTTGTAATCGTATGGAGAATCAATAAGAAATTTTTCTTTGTCCCTAACCATTTTATTCAAATTACAGAAAATTTCAAAACCATCTGTTTCAGAATAATAATTTAAATCGTGACCATTTAATTTTATTATATTTCTTAGTGTTTTATCTGTTCTAGAGTTTGCATTGTTTAAATACTCTATAATTTTATTGCAAACTTCGCTCACAGATGATGATGTGGCTATTTTTTCATAAAAATTAATGTTATGGCTATTGTCTCTTTCTACCTGCAATGTGTATAAACTACCATTCTCGTTAATATTTTCAACGCAGCAAAAATATAATGCTACTAATAAATTTTCTGTCCAATCTAATAGTCTAGTTGGTAAACCATAATGTTGCGCATAGGTAAGCAACTCTATAGTTGAAGAATGTTGAGTTTTAGCTTCAGGGTGTATTCTCAAAAACTCACTTATTAGTTTTGCTTCATTAAAATACTTTCCTGCTTCCGTGGGCCTGAATACTGACGGGAGTAATCGGTAGCTGGTTTTACTATGTCCTCTATACCAATAACTTTTTTCAGGATCAGATTCAGAAAATATAAGCGATAAAATATCAGCTAAATTTGTTATCTCTGAGGCCATATTCACTTCCTTGTGTTGTTAAATAAGTTTACGTTCTGGCCTTATAGCCTCTAGGTCGTATTAAGCTAATTGGGGTTTGCTTTAAAGTAGCTGCCACTTTGCCCACAATTTGAGTTACCGTCTCATCTACCAGATAACGTTCTTCTTCCTCTAATAGATAGATTTTACCATCAGGGTATAACTTCATCATGCCTAGCTGATGGGTTTGGTTAACCTTAAATAAATATCGACCTTGATTAACTTGATTTTCGCGTGAATTAATAAACAACAAATCCCAACCATCTTTTACCACTATGTCGTTTTCATTCCCGCGCACTTTGCAGTATTGCAATAAATTAACTGTGGCTTCTATTTTTTCGTATGGTGCTAAATGGCCGTTATCGATGGTGTAAACCTGTAACACACCGCGCTCATAGCTGAGTGTTGGCGGTGCCACATTATTAGCTTTTTCGGAAAAGTGTTGGTCGGTATCACCTTTTAATTTGGTTAAGTCACCCGTGCCAAAGCACAAATATTCCATCGGCCAACCGGTTAACAAATGAATGCGAATCAACAATTCATGCGGTGTGGTTTCACGAGTCGTCCATGTTGAAAGAGTTGCAGAACTGACTCCGATTAAGTCACCTAATTCTACTCTGCTTCGCACCTCAAAAAGATCTATCAACCTTTCAATTAGTTCCTTTCCACCCTTGTAATTTAACGGTGTGTTTAAATTTTTAAACTTTTTGTCATTCTTGTACTTGACGTAGCCAGACATTTTGAGTGATACTCCGTGTCAAGATGTTAAATGATGTTATCAGCCAACCTCTCACAGTGCCTGATAGCAAATCACAGTTAATTATAGGATATCACCACATGAACACTTTTGCAGTTCAAATTGCAGCACCCTATGTTTCATTTGAAGAGTACGCCCGCTTGAGTGGCATCCCCTTAGCGACAGTGCGCCATCTAGTGCGTGAAGGTCGCCTTCCAATTCGTCCCAAAAACAAGCCGCAAGAAAAGCCTTTTATCAATATGTTGGCGCTGATTAAAGAAGCCGACTCACAAGCCTTTATCAGTCGATAGCGTTAATTCGTTTATCTCGTCATTTGAATGACTTTTCATTCAAATGAATGTTAGCAAAAAGGAGTTTTGCAGCAATGTATACACAATTGAGCAGTACACAGTTTGCATCACAGCCACACGTTGTTGGCGCAATGCGTCAGTTTGCCAATGATGAAGTGATGAAAAATATCGCTGATACAGCAGGACTGAAAAGCAGGCAGATGTTGCGCAACAAGCTGTTACCTGAACAACCACATCAGCTGACAGTACATGAGTTAGTTGCCATCACTAGAGCAAGCAAAAACCGTTGCTTAATTGATGGGGTGTTACTTGATTTGAACTGTATGCCGTCTGTTTGTACCGACGATTTTGCAACTGCAGACAAGATGACGTTAACAGATAGAGCGCTCGATATTAATGCGAACGCGGCGCAACTTGGAGCTCTCGCATTAGATGCAAAAGCACAGCGCAGAGTAACCGCCAGAATGCGCAACGAAACGATAAGACGTGCGAGTTATGTGATGACCGAGTTAGCCATTTTCATGCATGACGTTGAACAAAAATTTCAAGCAATACCTGTGTTATCGGTGGCGTTTGATGCAGTACAAACCATGCCCACACCGGGCTTTATGTAGAGGGATTGATTATGTCTTTAGCCATAAAACAGCCGTTATCTAACACGATAAACAACCGCGCAATACCAGCAGCCAACGAACCGCACGGTGATGTTGGGCGTGAGGCCATTGCCGCAATGCGCAAAATGTTGGGTAAAACCAGTGCAGCAAGCCAGTTTGACAAACTACCAGCACAGCAACGCGCATTAGTGCTTTTTGGTGCACGACTTAAGCCAAGTGAATATTTAAATCGTCCATTACTCAGCTTATCAACTAACGAGCGTGAAGCCGTTCGACAGTCGTTAATTGCGTTAACGGATTTAGGCCGTGCATTTAGCAACATGCCATTAAGCCGCGCCCAGTTTATTTCACCACGTCAAACCGCTATAGCAGCACAACATACTGCACAGCAGGACGATTCACGACATGTTGACGATGCATTGACCATGATTAGTCAGCAAGCGCGGGAATTAATGAGTGAGTTAGACCATGACAATAAGCATTAGACATAAAAAAGCCACCACCGCTGGAACGGTAATGGCTCGTATCAAATCAAAATTGAAAGGTATCGATATGATGGAAAGTAGATTAACAGCATCTAATCCTTTTGCGCAAGTGATTGCAGCAGAAGCTAATCGCGTTATTCGCACATTACAGCTTCCCAATCCAGCTGACCGCACTGCGGTTGAGTCTGTACTTGAATCACTAAAAGCCATCGCGGAACCCACCTCACCACAGTTGGCTAAAACGCTAAATATTCGTTTGATTGCCATTCGCAATAACATTCAAGTAAATCAAGTGGAGGTGTGATCATGGCTAACTCAACTGTTCAATTCGATTTAACCAATCCTCAGCATGTCGCCATGCGCAAGTTGATGGCCGATATTTATGCGCGTCATGTAGAAGCTCATTCACAAGGATTGCCACTCATGGCGCTTAGATACTTAGGTATGGCGCAAGGGCTTGAAAAAGTAGCTCTGTATGTATTGGCTGATCACACACTAACCCAGCTTTGTTTTGAATTGACGTGTTCGTTGCACGGAATGGACTCGATAGCACGAATCGAGGTGGCAGCATGACTAGCCAATTTGCCATTTTTCAAACTCAGTTCGGTATCGTGACGGTATCGGATAGCTTTTCAAAACTGGGGTGTTGCTTAAAGCAAAGCGAAGTGACCTATAAGCCTAATGATTATAGCGGTTGGGGCATCACTAAAAACTACAACAGCATTGAAATAGTGAACTTTAGCCAAGCAGATGCTGAGTTCTTTGCCAGCGTCGCTGAATCTAAGTTACGTATTAACCGCCCCGGGGAGGTTTTTGCATGAGCCGTTATATTCCAGAAAGTTTGCGCATATTTAACCGCACTCATAACAGACCAACCGCAGCAGCAAAACGCGAACGTAGTGCAGAAGCAAAAGCTCGTTATGACCGTTTACGCAAAATTGAAGACATGAAATTAGCCAAAGAAATGGGTGTTTCACTAGCTGACATGGGGGCAATATGAGCAGCACTAACGGCAATGTCCGTGCAAATGAACTTTATCCAACGCCTGATAATGTAGTCGATGCTTTATTGGCTCAATTGCTACTTAACCCCACAGACCGCTTTTTAGAACCATGCCGTGGAACTGATGCCATTTATGGCAAAGTTGCTTTACCTGAAGCGCAAAAAAGTTGGGCTGAACTTGATCGCGGGGTTAACTATTTAACCACCGAATTTGGTCAGCACGATGTAATTATCACCAATCCACCGTTTTCACTTACTTGCGAGTTTTTAACAAAGTCACTTAGTGAATTAGCACCAAATGGCACTTTGGCCTATTTACAGCGGGTTAACTTTTTAGGCAGCAAAATACGGGTGCCGTTTTGGGCTGAAATTGGCTTTCCTCAAAAAATGCCAATTATTATCCCACGCCCACGCTTTGTAGGTGGTGGCAGTGACTCATGTGAATACAGTTGGTTCATTTGGGACAACGGTAATCGCTTCCAAAATATCCCTCAAGGTTTTAGCCATATCATTAGTGCGGATCTTGTTAAGTCACCAAAAATTAAAAAGGTCGCTTAATGAATCTGGAAGACCTAACCCGTAAAGCTGGCGTTAATACGTCGGCTTTTTTTACCACCTTTCACGCCAAAGCAGATCTTGCATGGTCGGCCAAACTGGTTGCCGACTTGCCAGATCATGTGGCCGTGACGTTATTCGGCCAATATTGCTATAAACGCCGCGCCTTAAACAATGGCCGTAGCCCAAACATTTGGTTGCGTAAACGCGTTGAAACATTAACCGCCATGGTTAATCAATTTCCCATCCCTATATTTCACATCAATACAGAAGACCGCCGTCAAGCTATTGCCACCGAGTGGGCAGACCGTTGCACGGGTGTATTAAATAACATGACCGACTATGGCAATAAACAGGTTGATGCACTTGAGCTGTTACTTGCAGTGAAAGAGCCTGCAGATCAGTGGGGCTTTTGTCCCGTACTGCCAAACTTTAAAGGTTATGCACAAAATAAGCATGACGGCTATTTTGACAGTGATAGCTGCATGTACGACAAAATAGCAGGTGCTATTGCCAGGTTAACAGACGAAAATTGGTGGCTACGTAAATTAAATAAAACCCACAGAAGATATGAGGAACATACCGCTATTGTTGTAGGTAAAGTGCGCAGCGGTGTTTCACCTTATGTCAGCAATCACGCTTTTAAAGAATGGCAACAACGTAAGCAAGCAGCAAAGTTGTGGCTAAATGAAATGCAAGTGGTCAATGACGAATACGGCCTTGAGTTATCACTAGCCGATGCGGTTGCTGCATCAGTTGCCAACCCTGAAGTACGCCGAGCTGAATTAATGATGCGTATGCGCGGGTTTGAAGATCTAGCGACTGAGCAAGGTTATGTTGGTGAGTTTTACACATGGACAGCACCAAGTAGATATCACAGTTGGAAAAAAAGTATTAAAGGGCCAACGTATTCTAATAAAAAATACGATGGTGCTAACCCTTCAGACACTCAAGCCTATTTATGTAGTCAGTGGGCTAAATGCCGTGCCAAATTTGCTCGTGAAGATATTGAAGTATTCGGCTTTCGTGTAGTTGAACCCCATCATGACGGCACCCCGCACTGGCATTTATTACTGTTTTTTAAACCAGAACAACTTCGTTATGCCCGTTCAATTATGCGCAGTTACGCATTAGAACATGACAAACACGACCTTGCGCCAGCAAAAGGTAAAAAGAGCTTACGCCACCAAGGGTATAAACCTCGTTTCGATTTTAAAACTATTGATCCCGATAAGGGGAGCGCTACCGGCTACATTGCCAAATACATCGCTAAAAACATCGATGGCTATCAGGTTGACGATGACTTTGAGGCCGAAACCAATGGTAAACATGGTGCCCAAAATGTTGCGGCGTGGTCTAGCACTTGGAGTATTCGTCAGTTTCAGCAAATTGGTGGCCCATCGATTACGGTATGGCGTGAACTGCGTCGTTTACGTGAGGCCATTTATTTTGACGATGTGGTTGAGCGTGCAAGATGTGCAGCTGATGGTAATTCATCTGAAAATTGGAAACGTTACGTTGATGTCATGGGCGGGCTTTATTGCAAACGTGCTGACAGACCTGTGCAACTAGCCAAGTCTATTCAGGACAACACAAACGTTTATGGTGAAGAAGTATCAAAAATCATGGGCGTAATGTCACAGGAAAACCACACCACTATTAATACCAGGTTAGAGGGTTGGGAAATCCGCAAGCCGCAGGCCGATATGTACGTGCCAACATCAGACGAACGCGCTTTTGATGTGGCTTTTGATTTGTCTGTTGATCTTGATTCTAAAAGCGGCGACAGCCGCGCACCTTGGAGTTCTGACAATAACTGTACGGACTCGATCAAAACTAGCAAAAAGATCGCCAAAGGTGATCAGTTGTTAATACAAGAGGGCAGAAAGTTAGGGTTAGACAACGAGGATCTTAAACGCCTACGTGCGGGGTCCATTATTAACTCTGTTGTAAATGGTCATGACCAATATATTTCATTACGTCAGGGCATGTTGTTTGTTAGTCGCAGGCCACCAAATAGCCATCAGGCCCATAGTGATTGGGATGATCCTGCACTTAATTCACAATTTGAGGCATTTACCCGAGCCAGCATCAATGCCAACAAACAAGTATTGAACGCCCAAGCGTGGAGAGTCGTCGACAAGCAGTTAGACGTTGATGTCTGGTTGCAAGATATGTCGCCAGACATGGCAAAGCTAGCACTCGAGCAACTTCAGCATGTGGTTGACCTGAATAAGAGTGAAAGGTATGCCGACAAATATGTCGAGCCTTCAAAAGAAAACACCACGTTTACCAGAGACCATAAACCAGACCTTTCAAACTGGTTAAATAAAGCGGTACCGGAATCGCATCAGCATCCAAGTATTAACAGTACGTGTTCAGCTTGTAAGTGTGACATTACAACACAGCCACAAATCGTTGGTATGTGCATGAGCTGTCATGACATATCAGCATTTATTTACGCTTAAAAAGTGGGGGATTAAATGATGGGCGGCATATTTGATGATTGAGAAGAACCAGCAAAACCTATTCCTATAGAAGATGCCGATTTTTGACCGTAATAACCCAGCAGACTTAAAGGCCATCGTAGCTACAAGAAAAGGTAAGCGAAAATGAAAACACTCGTTCAAGGTTGTGAAAGTGCCGAGCAATTCGGAATATTACTCAAGATGACTCGTATTGAAAGTGAAGCAAAGCAAAATGCATTACGGGCCTATTTGGTTGATGGCCTGCCAGCAAAAAGAGCCTATGCCCGTTTTGGTGTCACCCAGCAGCATTTTAGCAATGCATTAGCCAGGTTAAACAAAGCCGCTGACTTAGCCATGCAGTACAGCAATAACCATAAAATAAGCGAAAATCACACTAGTTAACTAGTGTTCTATTGCCCTAAACACATTTTTATAAACTTGCAACCACTAAAATTAAGGCAAAAAAATTTTCAGTGAAAACTTTCGCGCGATTTAAAATAATCGATTGCATTGTTATCAGACTTGTTAGCCTTGCTTTTATTTACGTGAGTGAAAAAATTAATTACGAAGGGATTCGAACGGAAACGAAAAAAAATTAATCAAGCAGGATTTTATGATAGCAATATGATATTGAAGGGTTTTATTTTGATATCATTCTGTTTTTAACATTTCACCGTCATTAACAACAAATATGTTTACCCGCATCATTAGGTTTTCTAATGGCTGAAAAAGCAAAGCTAAACAGCATCTATCAAAAAATCAGTTACATATTTAAGCTCTATCCCATCGCCTTATTCAAAATCAAATTTGAAAAACATTTATAAGCAAATTTCCGCATTAAGATTTGAGTCGTCCGCACCGAAATGTGCGATTTAATTATTTAGTTATAGATACGGCGCCGTTAATGGAGCGCCTAAATTAAGAGGTATATTATGTTTTTAATGGAAAGAGTTTTTATTGATAAAGTTGCTGAACTACTTATACAGATTGAGTCTGCCTTTGCAAATAATGGGGAATGTATACCACCCCAAGTATTCACTCTACTTGAAATTTCCAAAGATGTTATTGAATGCCAAAGGAACTCAACAAAGGATTAAAGCAAATTTAATTCACGCTGAAGCTGAGAACGATGCTCAGGAGACATTGCACTCACAAACTGAGTAATTGGCTTGACGGTTTTTCTATTAAGGTTGAAAGTGTGGCTATAACGCTGCACCTAATTAATCGATTTATTGTATGAGGTTTCAATGTCCGAATTTAAATGTGACAGTAAAGTGGGTGATTATCAAGTTGGCTACTTTTATGAAATAGTTAATGGTAAAGAAGTTATTCTAGATTATGCGGTACTTGACGAGAGTGGAAAAGTAATTATGTCAGGGTTTAACATATTAAAAGATGCATTGTCTTGGGCTGAGGAAACATCTTGTAGGGATCTAGCTGATTTGATTGAGTCAGAGTTGCAAAAAGATGATTCAGAACCAGAACTAGAACCAAACAAAACCACAAACTTATATAAACCGAGATAATCCAACTTTTATTAAAATAATCTTAACTCTTGCTGTAGCTGTTTGCGGTTTTCCGGAGACATCGCATTAACCAACTGTTTAACTAACTGGCTCGATGTTTTTGCGCTTGGGCTCAGAGTGTGGCTAAACGATACGTTCGCTACGAATGTATGGCCACACTCTGGGTCAGAGCATGAACAATACAAATTAGCATGTGCCAGACTCAATCTGTCTGTTTTGCCAATAATGGCTTTTTTGCCGCACGTACATAACACCCGCATGTCGATCTCCCAATCGTTTGAACGCTAAAGTTTCAACTAATCTAGTGTACTCCATAGTACTGTTTTTTTGAACAGTGATTGGAGTGACTATAGATTTATTTCAGTTGACAAAAAAACAGAATAGGACTATATTCAGTCCTGTGGTTTGAATTTAGTTTTCGCCTGTAATTTATATAGATTTATATTATAAAATATAGGCACTATTACCATTATTATAAATATAAAAGAATCAATAACTTAGTTTAATTTGGACAGCGAGGAATACATTTCCGTTAGGGAAATGTATACCAGGAGCAAGATTTATGAATATAACTTCACAATCAAAAGTAAAACCAATCAGTTACATGAAAGCGAATGCTGCAAGATTAAGAGAAGAGTTAGGCTTTGAACCGATGTTTGTCACCCAAAATGGTGAAGAAACGTTAGTTGTTCAAACTGCTGAAGCATTTCATTTAATGCAAGAGCAATTAGCATTCATGCAATTGGTTATCGATAGCGAAAACAGCATCAAAGCAGGAAATGTAATGACCTTAGATGAGATGCTGTCCGACTTATAAGGACAACCAGAAATGAACAATGCGCTAGAAATACTGTACACCAAAGAGTTTAAAGCAGATGTAAAAGTTGCAATAAACTGGAAATCAAAAATGATTAACTTGGCCGAATCAAGAGATTTGATTATCGGGTTGATTAGAGATTTTGATAACCAACTAAAGCTATTTCCTGAGTCAGGGAAGAAGATAGAATTTGTACCAATTGGTATACATTATCTAGAGCTGCTAAAAGGTGATTATCGAACCGTCTACAAAGTAGATAAAGATAGTAATGGTAAGTTAACCATTCACTTACTTATGTTCTGCCATCAACGAATGGATTACCAAACGCTGATGCGCCAAAGAAACATGATGAAAATCATGAGTAAGTAATTTTTGATGATCATGGCGCTCTAAGCGCCTGATAGATCAAAAACCAGCTTTAACTTGCCGCCAACTTCTGGGTCACGGGCTACCGCATCAACCAAGTTGTTGATCAACGGCTTAGTCTCATTTTTAAAATACACCCCGTCATATTTTTCAGGGTCGCCAAGGCCTGCAGTATTAGCCGGAATAATGCCAGCGAGTCCAGGTGGAAAACGGTGCGCGTTTAACACGTCTTGAGCCGACACATTTTTAACGTTCATAAACTCGTCTTTAGATTCAAAATTACCCACAGGGATAATCTGTAAGCCTTTTTCTTTTCCGTTGGGAATATTCACAAACAGCGAACGGAAGTTACCCACGCCCTTTGAGTCCTGAATTTTCTCTTTAATGTCTTTTTCAACATTGGGGTCTAGGTTCGGGTCGGTCGCATACATAATGAAACCCATGTGTGCACCGTTAATGTAATATTTACGTCTAAATAACGTGGCATCTTCATTTAATAAGGCCGCCTGTAAACCGCCTAGATAATCGGGGCAACCATATACTTGCTGTACTGGGTCATATTGGCGCACCCAAATAATGTCTTTAGCTTTATAGCGCTTAAACTGCTGATCACGTTCTAACACCACCGCGCCACCATCTTTAGCCACGCGAGTTCGATAACTGGGTAATGGGAATAAACGCACCGTTTGCCCAAAACCGTTGCGGATCTTCACTAACGCCACATCACCAAACTGCACACAATTTAAAAACGTTGCACCTACTTCTTGGGCACTCATGCCGCCAGACACAAAACGCGATGCGGCCATATTGGCGCGGCTTTGCACTATGCCGCCGTGTTGCGCATTACGGCGAACAAGGTTAGCCAGCAAATGCCTATCAATGGGCGGTTCCCAATATTCATCGCTTGAGTTGTAATACAACGAGTCGTAATCGGTAAGCCACATATTAGGCATCACTTGTTCGGGCAAACTAAACACCACAGGTGCATTACTGCTCGGTTGCTCAGTGGCGTCAGTCGTGTCGTCGTTCGCGGCAGTTAGTGTTGCATTGTCCATGATGATGATCTCTTGTGTTCATAATTAAGGGGTTCGTTGATCACCGCGTGGGCAATCGCAAAAAATACGTCGGCATGGCCAGTGGCATTGTCGCGGCTAGCTTTAAAGGTAATGGCCCCGCCAGTATCGGTGGTAGTTCGTCGTATCGCTAAACAACTCATGGCAATGTCTTTGTGTGAGGCATCCCACTCAATGCGGCCACCTTCAATTACATCAATCATTTTCAGCACCAAACGGGTTTTACTGCCAACACTGTAATGAATCGCCGTGGCCTCACGCGGGAACAAGGTACTAATCGAGTCAAACACCCCAGCACCAATGCCTGTGGTATCAACGCCAATGTAGGTCACCCGGTAACGTGAATAGACCTTTTGAATTTCACTAACATGATGGGCGAAGTTAAGCCCTCGCCAATAATGTTTTTCTAATACGCGGAACTTTTCACCTTTCTTTTCACCTGGTGCAACCACAACCAAAGTCGCATTGTCGCGGGTACGTGACGGATCATATCCAAGCCACACTTCACGGTTGCCAAATGGCCGCAAATCATTGGGTTTATGGTCTTGCCATCGCGCCGCATCAACCATGCATTTCTCAAGGTCGCTGAACTTAAATACACTGTCGGCATCATCAACAAATACGCACATAAACAAGTTGGAAAAATCATCGCCGTTGTATTCATCGCGCAGTTCGTCAATATCAAACAAGCCGCAGCCGCCAGCCAATGCATCTTCAATCGTGACCACAAAACGCCATTGTTTATCTGGGCATAATCGGCCACGGTCGCGCATGGCATTAAATGTGGGAAACTCAACTTCTTCGCGGTCGGGTTTACCTTGTCGCCAATGGTCGCCAGTCCAAAACGAATAAGCCGGATGCGCTTTAGTGGATGGGGTTGAAAAGTAGGTTTTACGCCAGTTTTTGTGGGTCGCCATGGCAGAGGCTAATTTGTTTAATACATCAAACTTGCCAATCCAAAAGTATTCATCCACGTACACATGGCCGTGATAACTTTGGGCGGTTTTACTGTTGGTACTTAAAAAGCGCAGTTCGGCATCACCGTGTTTGGTGTGCAACACAATCGGGTTACCGGTTAATTCAATCTCAAAAAATTCTTGCGCGATGGCAATAATGTAACTGCGGAATACTTCAGCTTGCGAACGTGACGCCGACAAAAATATTTGCGGATCCCCAGTTAATACTGCCTGTTCAAATGCTTCACCCGCAAAGTAATAAGTAGCACCAATTTGACGGCTTTTTAGAATGTTACGAATACGCTGATGCAAGTTTTCATGCATGGTTTTTTGGTATTCAAAAAGCGATGCGTACCAGGTGCCAAAGTCTTCAGCGTCTAAATGGCTCACATCATTTTTGCGCTTGCGGCCTTTACGTGGTTTATCGTCATTACCAGAGCGTTCGCCACCTTTTGGACTTTTCCCTTTATTACTAGACTTGGAACCTGAACCGGAACCAAACGAATGGCCCTCGCTGATTAAGCGCTGCTTTTTCAACTTCACATGCTTTTCAATCAGCATGTCGAGTTCTTTTATTTGATTACCTGATTTGTCCTGAATATCCGACAGCATCACAATGCGACGCGCAATTGCCTCGTCTACTTCTTCCTCTCGCAGTAAATCACGCCAGCCATATTTATCAGCCCAGTAATACACCACCCGATTATTGGGCAGGGCTAACTCGTCCCGAATTTCATCAGGGGTGTGTCTGCGTAAATAAAGCCGTTTTGCGGCTTCACGGATTTCAGGAGAGTAGGCCATATCACTCAGGGTTAATGATTAATGTTGCCAGTGTATTGACTATCGGAGCACTCATAACGGACTAAATATCGGCTCAGTTCCGATAATGCAAAAATCGGAATTGCGCCGAACTTTGCCAAGTGATTGCACCTTGTCAAAGCCTTAAGCTGTAGGCCTAAACAGCATTTACGCATTAAACGACTTTAGGCAGGCAAACACATGAGCAAGCAAACTGGGTGGGTTATCGCAGCAACCGAAGGCGCAACAGTCGACGGTCGCACTATCACCAAACAGTGGATTGAAGACATGGCCGCACAATATTCAGTGGATGAATACACCGCCATGATTTGGCCGGAACACTTCCGTTCATCATGGGGCCCGTTTGAGGGTAAAAACTGGGGCTCAGTGGATGAAGTCAAAGCCTCAACTAAAGACGGCAAACTGCGTTTATATGTCAAGTTAACCGCCAACGATTACTTGCTTGAAGCCAACAAAGACAGCCAAAAGCTATTTATGTCGATCGAGCCAAACATTGATTACAAAGGAACGGGCAAAGCCTATTTATCGGGTATTGCCGTTACCGACTCGCCTGCATCAACGGGTACAACCCGCCTTAAGTTTTCAGCCGGTGACAATCACCACGACCACGAATACAGCCAATTAGAAGAGTTACAGCAAAGTGACTTCATTACGGAACAAGCAACGCCTACGGAACAGGGCTTGTTTGCCATGCTACGCAATTACTTTAATAAGCCAAACGCGGCAACCGACCCAACCGAGGAACCAGCAATGGACAAAGCACAATTTGACGCCCTAATGGGCAAGTTTGAAACCTTTGACACCAAGCTAACAGAGCTTGAAACCAAAGTTGACACCTTTGGCAAAAAGCCAGAAGCAACTGGTACCGAAAAAAGTGAAATTGATACCACCACAGCGACTGATAAAACAGACGCGCCAGGTGTTAGTGCTGAACAGTTCAGCAAAGTTGAAACCCTATTAACCGGACTAACAGAAAAGCTCGGTGCAATGGAAACCAAGTTCAATGCGCTAAGCAAAGAAACTGCAGGCCAAGAGCCTGATCCAGCAGGTCTAGGCGAATCTTACTCAGTGGTTTAAGACCCACTAAACCACTTTAGTCATTTATTAGCAGCGAGATAGCATCATGAATTTAACACCAATTGCACTAGCCTGTTTGCTTGCATACAGCACCAACATGGCCACCGGATATCAAACACCAGACGTGAGTAAGCAATTTAGCGTTACTGGCCCAATGGAAACCAAACTTCGCGCCGCCATTCTTGATTCAGTCGAGTTTTTAAAACTGATCACCATGATGGACGTTGACCAAATTAAAGGTCAAGTGGTTAGCGTAGGTAATACAGGCATTGCCACAGGGCGTAAGTCTGGTGGTCGATTTACTTCAGGACAAGATGTTAACGGTAATACCTATGAACTGGTCGAAACTGACTCTTGTGCCTTTGTTGATTGGGGCACATTAGCAGTATGGGCCAACGCAGGCAGTGAACGTCAATTCATGAAACTAATGAGTGAAAACGCCACTATGCGTTTTGCCCTCGACATTTTACGCATTGGCTTTAATGGTACTTCTGCCGCAATAGACACAGATCCTGTTGCCAACCCGCTTGGTCAAGACGTTAACAAAGGCTGGCATCAGTTAGTAAAAGAGAAAGCGCCTGATCAGGTAATGACTGACCCGATTTACTTTAACCCTGATGCAACAGGTGTTTTGAAAGACGGTGAATACAAAACATTAGACGCCATTGTTACCGAAGTTAAGAACACCTTGATCCCTGAACAATTCCGCAACGACCCACGCTTGGTTGTATTGGTTGGCAGTGACTTAACCGCAACCGCTCAGACTAAGTTGATGAACCAAGCAGACAAGCCAACCGAACGTGTTGCCGCGCAAATGATGGATAAATCCATTGGTGGTTTAAAGGCATACACACCACCGTTCTTCCCAGGTAAACGCCTAGTGGTGACATTGCTTTCTAACTTGCATTGCTACACCCAAAAAGGCACCCGCTCGCGCAAGTCTGAAAACGTAGAAGACCGTAAGCGCTGGGAAGACAAGTATTGGCGCTTTGAAGGGTATGCAGTTGATGAAATGCAGGCATACGGTGCAATCGATGAAGCTGCAATGAATATTGGCGCAGCCCCAGCGGCTTAACCCTATCACTAGGCACTCACTGAGTGCCTAGTTAATCCTTTATCAAATAGCTAAATAGGACATCGCCATGAGTGCCATCGCTAATTTTAAAAAACGCCGTGCAGCAGAAAAAGCTAAACAACAAAATCCATCAAATCAAGATGCAGCATCAACGCCAGCGCCAGAAAATGAAGCTTTAGCATTACTGGCATATTTATTTGGATGTGATGAATCAGAAGCTATTGCAAAAGCGCGTGAAGCTGCAGAGCAAAAAGCACGATTTGTTGTCATGAATATGGATTTTTCATCTGGTGAAGACAAAAGCGTAATAGCCGACGTCAAACTTGACGATGACGGCAATATTACCGCCATCACTGAGCTATCAGATTCTGTTAACGATGCAGCTGACAGCGTGAACCATGCCGCTGACTCAGTAGAACAAAGCGCCAGCGCCATTGACGACAGTGCCAATGATTTAGCCTACAGCGCTGACAGCATTGCCAATTCAGCGAACGACATTAAAGAAGCGACAGCAGAGCTAAAAAAGCCATCGGCGGCGCCAGAATCCTCGCATTCAAAGAAAACCGCCGCGCCCAAAAACAACTCGAAAAAGTAAGCCAAACAGGTAGCGGCCAATACGCCCCAAGCCTGCACTTACAGCTGATCGAACTTGAAGCAGATTTAACACGGCTAAAAGCCTTTGCAAGACGCAGCGACAAGGTAAGCCATAAACGTGATGTGTTGTTACCAAAGTGGCTACCCATTACCACTGATTATTTAACCAAGCTTGATGCTAAACCAAAGGACAAAGTTGATGATCATCCTATTTTTGCTTACTGCATTGTGTGGCTGTTTGATGTTGGTGAGCTTGGCCGAGCTATTGAACTGGCGTTTCGCGCTATCGAACTTGATCAACCTATGGCGGGAAGCATTCGCCGTCAGTGGGCTGGCTTTATTGCCGACACGGTATTTGATTGGGCAGAAGTGCAAGCAGAAAACGGCAACAGTATTGAACCGTATTTCAGCATGGTGTTTAAGCGCGTGGTTAACGATTGGAAACTGCCAGAACCGGTTACCGCTAAGTTTTACAAATTCGCGGGGCTGGCATTACTACGCACAACTAACGGCGACATTAAACCGACACAGGTTGGCGACATTAGCCGCTTGCAACAAGCAGATGCGTTACTCGAAAAAGCGGCCAGTTTGCACAAGCATGCCCAGGTGAAAACAGTAAGAAACAAAATTGATATGCGAATACGTGCGTTAGAGGCTTATGGGTCACAAGAAAGTGGCTCACAAGAACAAGGCCAATAACGTAAGGGACCCACTCCCAACCCTCCAGTTCGCTAGCTGAGTGTTTAACAGGTGACTGTTAATAACCACTGTGACGCTAACCGAACTGAACCCAATTAACACAGGTGATGTATGACATTTGGATTTGAAGCCGGACAACAACAAAGCATTGCTATCGATAACGATAGCGGCTGGCCTGCATTGTCAACGGGTGAATTTCGCCAACATCGTCGCATCCCTGAATATTTTGAAGAATCAGTATTAGCTGATTCGCTCAATCGTAGCGTGGCAGAAATACAGCAGCAATTGCTTAGTTTCATCATGACAGCACAGGGAACGGAAGCCCCTTTTGCCTTAGACGCCAGTCTAGCGCCTGATTTCAGTGCGCAGCAAATTAGCATTTACCGCGGGGCTATTTATGCCCGTTCTCATGCCGATTTGCTGGGCTATTTTTCTGCTGTTGACCAAAAAGAAGCAGGCAACAACAAAGCCAGCGACGAAGCACAACAAGACGCCATATTAGCGCAATCAAACCGATCAGTGCGTTTATTGATGGGCCTTGGCCGCGCCGGAGTGCATTCATTATGAGCACTCAAACCAAGACCCAATTACAACTATTGGCAGAATTTTTACTCACAAGCTTATCGCCAATTGTTAAAGCCAACGATCTTGATGCGTGGCAAGAAAACGGCACCTTAATACTCAACGGTGAAGACAAAGGCATCGAAGGCTATCAAGTCGCGAAGTGGAAACACAACGCCGTGATTGCGTTAGAGCGCTTTCCGCACCGCCGCATTAACCCATACAACCTACTCGCCATGGTTGCTGCCTTTTTGATTGACAGCAATTGGGCTCGTGATGAATACGGCCTAGATGATCCACAACTGGATATAGACGTGGTGAGTAAAGACCACGCCACAGTATTAATTGAAGTGCAGTTAATGGATGACATTGAACTGCTACCAGATGATAACGGCCCAGTGCTATTTAACGGCGAACGCTACCGTGTGTCATTAGTGCCATTAAACATAGCTGAAACCGTTGATGTACAGCAGAAGGGGGCCGAATGAGCTTAGTTATCACCCCAAACAAACAGCAAGCATTGAGCGTAAAGCATCAGTTGATACTGCAATCACTGCCAGCAAACAAGCGCACTCGTATTTTAAAAACACTGGGGCGATACGAACGCGCATTAGCACGCAAACGGATACGCACTCAAACCACGGTTGACGGCACTCACATGGCCAGCCGCGCCGATGGTAAAAAAGCCAAGATGCTTAAACGCATGGGCAGAACATTAGAACCTTACGTGAAAAACGCCAACCGTTTAGAGCTTAAGCATAAAGCGGGACTAACAGGCCGAATAGCTGCGCTGCATCAAGACGGTGGCACAGAGTCTATGAGCGCCAGCCGCATGGCACGCATTCATGGCAAACCAGACTACAAAGCTGCCGCAACACGCAGCCAAGCTAAAGCGCTTATTGCATTGGGTTATAAAACTAAAAAAACCAAAGGCAAAGGTTACCGTCGCGCAACCATAAGCGAAATAACGGAAAACCTAAGCCAAGGCAAAGCGGGTGTGATTTTGTCGGTACTGCGCGATAAGCCAAATAAAAATCGTTGGCCAATACCCGTTAAAGCGCGTCCGTTCTTGGGTGACACGACCCAAAACGTACAACGTGAATTAGTAAAAATCATTGACCATATCAACAGCAAAAGAGGCTAACCATGGCACTAGGTAAAGTACAAGTTAACAATTTGAATCTCGGCCAAGGTGACATTGCCGCCATCGAACGCCACTTTCTATTTATTGGTCGTGCGGGTTCAGTAGGCGAAGAAAGCCAACTGTTTAGCGTAAACGCCCAAACGGATCTTGAAGACGCATTAGCCGACAGTGGCCTGCGCGATCAAGTGATTGCGGCGCAATTAAATGCGGGGCAAAACTGGACTGCTGCAGTTTATCCACTGGCAGACGGTGAAGACGTATTTGAAGCGATTGATCGCGCTAACGAAGTGCAAAGCTTTGAAACGGTAGTGTTCTGTGACATCAGCAATACAGCCGTAGAAATTAGCGCCAAGCACGATTACTTAGCTAGCTTGCAAGCAACACATGGCCGTTTTGTGTCTGGTTTGGTTGCAGTGCCAGGTATCGACGCTGCTACCCAAACATGGTCAGCGTATGAAGCTGCGCAAGTCGCATTGGTTGCAGGGCTTGCAAATCACTTAGTGATCCCAGTGCCGCAATTGCACGCTAATAACGTGGGCGTGTTGGCTGGTCGCTTATGTAACTACGCTGTGAGTATTGCCGACAGCCCAATGCGCGTGGCAACAGGTAGCGTAATGGGATTAGGTTCTGGTTTAGAGAATGCACCAGTAGACAGTGCCGAAAAGCCATTAGCGTTAGCCACCTTAAACACCTTAGCCACCGCCCGTTTTAGTGTGCCGCAGTGGTACCCAGACTTTGAAGGGATCTATTGGGGTGACGGTTCAACATTAGACGCTGCAGGCGGTGACTATCAGTACATTGAAAACATTCGTGTAGTGCATAAAGCCAGCCGTGAAGTGCGTATTCTCGCCATTCGTCGCATTGGTAATCGCGCCCTTAATTCAACACCTAACAGTATTGAGTTAAACAAAGGCTACTTTATGAAGCCACTGCGCAACATGAGCAAAAGCACCACTATTTTAGGGACTCCGTTCCCAGGTGAAATTACTCCACCCATTGACGGTGATATTCAAATTGTATGGCCAACCAACAAAAGCGTGGTGATTTACATGGTGGTTCGCCCATACAACAGCCCGAAAGCCATCACGGTCAACATCATGCTTGATCTAAGCAATACATAAGGAATCGCCAACATGCGTTTATCTGGAATGAATTTTACCGTCAACTTGGGCGACATCATGCTGCAAGTGGACACGGCAACATTAACCATTACCGACAACAGTGGCGTAAGCCAAACCAGCGGTGTACCAGATGGTTATGTCGATGGCGATGTGGCGGCTAGTGGTGAACTGAGCATTAACGCCAGCAATTTCAAGCTGATTTCAAACTCAGCCAAATCAGCCGGTTCGTGGCGCGGCATGAAAACGTTCGACATCATGTTTTACGCCAAAACGGCCAAAGATGAAATGAAAGTTGAAGCCTTTGGATGCCGCATTAAGTTGAGCGACATTTTAGATATCGACAAAAAAGGCGGTCAAGCCTCGTTATTTAAAATTCCGTTTGATGTAACCGACCCTGACTTTGTGCATATCGATGGGGTGCCATATTTACGCCCAGACGAAATTGAAAACATTACGCAGTAGGCCAAGCAGTTAATAGAGAGTCGATAACGAATGGATGACGCCGACAGAGCAGGCATTGAGCAAGAACGCCTTGAAAAAGCCTTTTTAGCCAAGCGAACCATGCCGCCGAGTCGGCCAAGCGCAACACAGTGTATTGAATGCAACATCGCAATACCTGAAAAGCGCCGCCAGTTCGTACCGGGTGTGCAGTTGTGTGTTGAGTGCCAAACGTTAAGTGAGCATAAGTGATGAATAAAACAAAAGTGAATTTTGGCTTTATTTCTGGATTAGAAGGCGGCCCAACATGCACAGGATACGTGCCGGATCCTGTGTATTCAAAATCGGGCGTCACTATTGCCACTGGCTTTGATCTTGGCCAGCGCTCAACTGATGATTTGCAAAAGTTTTTACCACAATCATTAGTGCAGAAGTTAGCTAAATATTGTGGATTAACTCAACAATCGGCGGTGCAAGCCTTACATGCTGCGCCGCTATCAATCACAGCAGATGAAGCACACATGATTGACCTATGTGTAAAAAGTCAATTGCTTCAACAGCTGCAGCATAGATACAACCGAGATTCTGCATTGCCTTTTGACCAACTAAAAGAGCAACAGCAAACCGTAATAGCGTCAGTGGCGTTTCAATACGGCAATTTAGCGCGTCGCTGCCCTAACTTTTGGAGAGCCGCTACGCAACAGAACTGGCAGCAAATGGCTATCGAATTACGTGATTTTGGCGACCGCTACCACAGCCGACGAAATCGTGAAGCGAACTATTTAGACATGGCGGGAATGTAACATGGACTGGAAATCAATTAGCGGAACCGTTGGCACAATAGCCGGAGCAGTCGCCCCATTACTGGGTGGCCCTATTGGTTTGGCTGTCAGTATTGGCAGTCAAATTGCGGGTGCATTGGGTACCGAAAATACCCCAGAAGCCGTGCAAGCAGCTTTGCGTAATGACCCAAATGCAGCGTTAAAACTGCAAGAGTGGGCAGCACAAGAACGTGAGCAAATTCGCCAAGCCAACATTGAGCTACAACGCATTGCATTAGATGAATACAAAGCAGATTTAGCCGATCGTCAAAATGCCAGAAGAGAACACAAAGACCATTGGATGCCAGCCACATTAACACTTGTGCTGCTTGGGTTATTTGCTGCCGTGTTATGGGCGTTATTTTACGGACCAGTGATTGAAGGTAACCGAGATTTGATTGTGTATTTGGTGGGTAATTTATTCACCTTAGTAGCGGGAGCGGTGACGTACTGGGTGAGCTCAACCAAAGAGTCTAGCGACAAAGACAAGATGATGGGACTACTGAAGCAAAACCCCATGCAAATAGTTAACAACAAGGAGTCGAGCTAATGGAGAGTTTAACCAGTTGGCTTGTTGTGATCATAGGCATTGTTGGCGTGTTACTCACTATTGCCGTGCCGTTAATTGCCTATTTAAACAGTGTGGCCCACAAGACCAGCACAGAACTGAGCAACCATAAAACCCATGTTGCCGAAAACTACGCCACTAAAAATGACGTGAAAGATCTTGGTGACCGAATGGAACGCCAGATGCAAGCCGGATTCGACAACCTAAAACAATTACTCACTAACAAGGACAAAGCAGCATGAAAAAGACAATTATTTTAACCATCGCAGGTACTGACTTTAGCTTCAACGTAGCAGTACAAGACCACAGTGATTTTATTGACAGTGTTGCTCGTGGTAGCTCAATGACTGCTGCATCACACAACCTTGTTATGCGTGCGATTGAAAGCGACCAAAAAGAAGCATTTAGAAAAGTGCTTGATGAAGCGCCAGGTGCAGAACTGCAGATTGCTGGAGCACTAAAATCTGAGTTTTCACCAGTGTTGGACATTGCCGTAAAAAAATAGATGGGCTGATTGATTCTATTGATTCAAATCAGCTAGAGCAATTCATGATTTTACGTCGGCATTTATTGCCCACAGAAGATGATGAACCGCGAAGTTTAGCAAGAGCAGCATGGCTGTTTAAACGACAGCGCGAAGATTTAGAAGCCATTGTCACCAACGCCGTATGTAAGGCGTTTGGTGGTAAGTAAAACAGGTAGAAAGGAATAGCATGAGCTTACCCGCACCGTTAATGTTTACCGTTGGATTAATAGACCAAATTACTAAGCCGATTGCCAAAATCAGCCAGCAATTTAATGGCCTAGCGTCCAACTACCAAACCGGAACCATGAAAATGGCCTCGGGCATTGGTGGCATTGCGGCCAGTGGGTATGCACTGCAAAAAGCACTAATGCCAGCCATTGAAATGGACCGTGCACTGGGTGAGGTTAAATCCTTGGGTGTGCGAGAGTCAGCATTGAAAATGCTCACTTATACGTCATACAAGTACGCGCTTAAATACGGTAAGTCGGCCACTGAGTTTGTTAAGTCTAGCTATGACATTCAATCGGCTATTGCCGGGTTAAATGACGCCGATTTATCCGCGTTTACATTATCCAGTAACGTATTGGCCGCAGCGACTAAAGCCGATGCGGCAACGGTAACCAGTTATATGGGTACCATGTACGGCATCTTTAAAAATGATGCCATGCAAATGGGTAAAGGTGCATGGGTTGAACGCTTAACAGGCATGACAGCAACGGCGGTAAAAGCCTTTAAAACTGACGGTAAAAAAATGGCTGACGCCTTTGGTGCACTAGGTGCCTCAGCAGGGCTTGCACCACTTGAAGAACAAATGGCGATTATGGGCACACTGCAAGCCACCATGCAGGGCAGTGAGTCAGCGACAAAATACAGATCATTTTTAGCGGGTGTAGGTAAAGCACAAAAAGCGCTTAACCTGCAATTTACCGACGCGAACGGCACCATGTTACCCATTGTCGATATTCTTAATAAGATAAAAGGTAAATACGGTGACGTGATCGACGTGGCTGAAGGTGACGCTTTAGCTACCGCGTTCGGTTCGCAAGAAGCTGTTTCAATGGTTAAGTTATTACTTAACGACATTAACGGCCTAAACGGTTCAATTGAAAGTTTGGGCAAAGTTAAAGGCATGAAACAAGCCGAAATTATGGCCGCAGACATGACAGACCAAAGCGAACGCCTAGCCCAAAGTTGGTACGTGATCCGCGCCGCCGTTGGCACCGCAGTATTACCTGCATTTAATAGCTTTGTTGGTTGGATTGCTGACATGGGCCGCGATGTGATGGCATTTACTCAGCTATACCCAGAACTGACTAAATACATGGGCTATGCAGCAATAGGCATACTAGGTTTAGTTGCTGCAGGTGGTCTATTTACCTTAACCATGGGTGCTGGCCAAATGATTATGACGACATGGGGCGTTGCTGCCATGGCTTTATCAGCAATTAGCGCAGTTCTGTCATCAGGTTTAGTTGCGTTAAGAACAGCAATGTTTGCTTTCAATATGGTGCTAGTTTCTACGCCAATAGGCTGGATTGTTCTTGCTATTGGGGGAGTCATTGCTGCTGTCACTGCATTAATTTACTACTGGGATGACCTAATCGCTGTATTTAGCGATTGGGGTTGGCTTAATGCCATTACAGGGATTTTCGCCACTGTGTGGGGCGGAGTTAAAGCCATTTTCAATGACACCATGAATTGGATTATCGACAAGCTAAACATGATCCCGGGTGTTGATATTGATGCCAACATATCGAGCGCTAATATTCCAAGCGTTGCCGCAATAGCCCCAATAAAAACCAGTGTTGCACGTGGTGGTATTACCCAAAGCCTATCAACGGCCAACCAACAAAAATCAACCACCGTAGGCACAGTAAACGTGTACCCAGCAAAAGGCGATAACGTGAATATTCCAGCTTACTTGGAGATGCACGCATGAGTCTATTTATTGATTTACACATTAATAATGGTGACGTGGTGCTAGATGCCGGATTAACGCCAACTTACTTAACTGACAGAGCTGTAATAGCCCAAGACATAGTGCATGCCATTTTAGACACCGGCTTAGCACATCTTTTAGTGAGTGATCGCGGAACAGGTGTAACGGCTGACACCCAAATAAAAATCAAGTTATTGGTTGAAGATGATATTCGCATCATGCCTGGCACAGTGCGCGTTGAGCAAGTGTCATCAGGTCAATGGTGGGTATATGCCGACACCATTAACTTTGGCGCTGTTTCTTCACAAATTACATCAGGCGGAGCGCTTTAAATGGCTGACAAAATAGACGTACCTAACATCGACTTTGCCAAAATTGTTGAAGCAGCAGGTATACCAACCACCGAAGACGGCTGGAAAGCCTTGTTTAAACAAGATGTAGAAGCCGAGGGCAGTATTATTGCCAACGACTCACCTTATTCACCGTTTTGGCGTGTGATCTCAGCCATTGTTGCCAAACCTGCAACGTGGATTGTTAACAAGGTACTTATTGATGCAATACTACCAAATTTGTTTTTGCTAACGGCAAACGACGATTCGTTTATAGAAGCCAAAGCATGGGAACACGACTTAACCCGCAAAGAAGACGAATTTGCCAAGGGTAAAGTGCGCTTTAATCGCGCTGCAGCAAGTGGTCCTAGTTTGTTAATACCTGCCGAAACCGTTATTCAAACCGATGCCATTAAAGGCATTGTTTACCGTGTGATAACCACTGATGATGTGATTTTGCTACAAAACAGCTTAAGCGTATTAGTGCCCGTTATTGCAGAAAAAGCAGGCGCAGCATACAACCTAGGTGCAGGTTATTACCATGTTTTACCTGAGTCAGTAACCGGCATTGGTAGTGTGAGCAATGATGCTGACTGGATAGACGTATTAGGTGCCGATGCTGAAAGTAATGATGATTTAAAACTACGCACCCGTAACGCATTTACCGCCGCTGCACCTTGGCATATTGATGCAGTTTATCGCGCCATGCTTACCGAACGCGCAGGACTAGACGCCGACAATATATTTTTTGAACACGATGCACCACGCGGTCCGGGCACTGCAAATGCGTATATTTTGCTTGATACCGGTGAACCATCAAGCGAGCTCATTACCGACTTAAATCAATATGTGATGGACAAAGGCTACCATGGCCACGGGGATGACTTATTGATTTTGCCGTTGCCAGGTGTTGATACCAACATAGGTGTAACGGTATACCCTGATCCTAAATTATTAACAGCAGAAGTGATCACCTTGCTTAATGGCATTGAAGACTTTATTCGCTGTGCATTTCGTGAAAACACCAACTACACCGCCACCAGAACAGAACCCGCAACCCGCTTTAGCTTTAGTCGTTTAAGCCAAGAGCTACACAAAGAGTTCACTGGGTTGGAGTCGCTTAACTGGCATCAAACAGATATTACCAGTGGTAATAATGTGCCGCGCTTAACCGCACTTACTATTGAAAACGGTAACGCGTAATGAACATTGACTGGCAAGCCATTACCAAAATGCCGTACTGGTTAGCAAGGCCGGGCAGTGAGTTGGATAAATTGCGTAAAGGTGCCGTTAGGTTTTGGCAGCGATTGACCGAAATGTTGGCGTTCCCATCAAAACAACTCGACCCAATGACAGCCGAATTAGCATTTGTGCACCTCTTGGCATGGGAGCGCGACATTGAGCAGATACCCAGTGAAACCGAGTTGATGTATCGCATTCGTGTTAAGTACGCATTGCCATTTGCTAAGGGTGCAGGCAGCAAAACAGGCTGGCTGGATATGTTTGAAAAATTAGGCATGCCTTGGGTCAATATTGATGAGCGAGTCAGTGAAACGGATTGGGATGTCGTCGACTTGCAGTTATTAGATGTCGATTTTGGTGATCGTCAAAACCTGATTAATTACATCTGCCGCCAATATGGCCGCACAACTCGACGATACCAGTACACCACTATTGCCAAAATGGCTGTGATGTCGCCACCTAAAAACTTTGATAACCATAACGATATAAGCATGGCCACGGTGAATACCAATTTGTTGCCTGCAAAAAGACTGATGATGATGGACAGCGAATCTAGCTTCCTAGTTGCAAAAATAAAACAGCTCTAATAGAGAACAGAGGACTAAATACCATGGCACAAGTAATTACCATTGCAGGCGAACGTTTATTTGCACTTAAAGCACAGAACAATGAACAACTCGATATCGATACGTTCATTTTTGCCAATGTGCCAGGGCAAGATCCAAATGCCACTATTGACCGCAACGAAGGTTTACCACCGGTGGCCCAAAGAGTGCACCAGCAAATTGTGCAGCAAGTTGGCCGCATCAACGATAACGTTGTTGTTTACTCAACGGTGCTTGATAGCGTAACCGGTCCATTTGACTTTAACTGGGTAGGGCTATATTCATCTGCAAACCAAACTCTCATTGCGGTAAGCCATATTCCAAATGTGAGCAAAACGATTACCGTGCCAGGTACTGCAGGTAATACGTTAAATCGTAACTTTGGTATTGAATATTCAGGCATTGCTGACTTAGCGGGTATTACGGTACAGCCTGAAACATGGCAGTTAGATTTTACCGCGCGTTTAAGTGGCATGGACGAGTTAACCCGTCAATTAGCTGCCGACATGAACGGCAAAGATTGGTTTATTGGTGACGGTTTTAAAGTCGTACCTCGCTCAACTACCAACACATTTAAAGTCACGCCTGGTGCGGGTTATGTATCTGGCCTGCGTGTTGAATTGAAACAAGACCATATTTTAACCCTACAATCTTATCCTCAATTTGTTTACGTCGATGCATGGTTTGATGGTGATGCGTCAAGTAAATGGGCTCCAAAGACAGCATTTACCGTGACTAACGGCGAGATGGACGATTACATTGATGTAAATGGTAAGCCACATTATGTGTTTAAGTTAGCGCGAATTACTGCTGCTGATGTAGTTGAGGATTTACGAGGGATCAGCGATATAGTTTCAACAATAAATGAAGTTAAAGCTGTACCTATTAAAGATGAGTTTTATCAGGTAAAAGCTTCAGATATATCGGCTAAGCTGGAAGAACACGGCAATACAGTGGTAATCACTGGAGATTCTCTTTCGTTTAATAATTATGGTTATAACTTTGCTTATGAACTTAATGCCTATGATTGTTATCCAGGGATAAGATCGTGGTCTTTCATGCTGCGTGACTATATACACACTTGCGACAGATGGTTTGTGTATGGCGACAATATTAGCTTTACAGCTGAGCATGGTAACCCACAGATAAATAAAGCATCAGAGTCATCGTTCAAATCACCGTTTAACGGTAGGGTCACAAAACTTAAAGCAAGAACGCAAGATGACGTTATTAGCTTCATGGTTCGTTCTGCTAATATCCAATCAACAAAAACAGTTATTTACATGATGCACAATGAGGAGGGAGATCAGTTTAAGTTTGATGTGTATTGCGATGAAGGAACGGGAGCAGCATTTGCAAGCACGTTGACTATTGGAGATAAAAGCGAGTTTAAAAAATTTGCTCCATTTGAGCTGGTTCTCTCAAAATATTCTAAAAGTGACAAACCAATAAAAGTGTCGTTTAAAAACTTCAGAAATATTGATGACAGCCCTATAGTTGGAGAGAGCGGATATTTTTTTGTTAATGCGGTCGGTACAAAACAAACTAACATCAAACTCACAGGGAAAGGCGGTGCCACATCAGCTGATATTCTGGAAGAATATCAAGTCAGAATAGGTCAGTATGCACCAGATATATTGATTATGCAGTTAGGCGCCAATGATCGGTTAATGCTCACGTTAGATGAGCATATATACAACTTACGAAGCATAATACTAAACGCCAAAGCTGATAATCCTAATGTGCAAATTATCTTAATGAATAGCACTCCGGGAAATCCTGCACTGTTACCAAACCATTATCCTGACAACGTTAGATTTAATGGATTTACAATGCGTGAAATGGTAGAGGCAGAAAAAAGGCTTGGAACAGAATTAGATGTAATATTTCTAGATACGTATCGTTATTTTTATGACCAAAAAAATTATTTACATGATCAAATTCATTTAAATAGGTACGGAAATTCGCTTTGGTTTAAAGCTATTTTGAGTAAATTATGTATTGCAGGAAATGGGCTATATAGCCATTTTCATGGCACACAGTATTATCGCTCTGGTACATTGATGGCGAAGCAAGCAAGATTAGCACAATCGACAGAGGCTGTGATTAAGCCAAAAGGATATGCCATTTTTAGCATGAATAGCGGAGTTTGGGAAATTACAGAAATTGGCGATTATGAAGGGGTTATATCCAGTTTTGGAAAGCCTGCAGGATTTAATAGTGGTGCATTAGAAATTACTATTAACTATGTGACATTAAGAAGCGAAGACGAAAACGGATTAATGTTTACTTGTGAGCAAACAGGGACAGTGACTAAATTTTTGTCATGTTTTCAGCGGATAGTTGGACGACAGTCGATACACATAACCATTGCAGATTTAACGACTTCACCGCCAGTTGTTGCAAGTGATACGACATTAGAAAACGAACAAATATTAGTAAAATGGTTTTAAAAAATGCTAACTATCAATGCGACGAAAATCATCCTTAAATCACTACGCATCACGGCAAGCCAAGAGCTTGCTAGTGATGATGCCAGTGGCCAAAGCTCAAGTACTGATGTAGCCGAAACGGGTACCAAGGCAAAGATGCTGGCAGTATCGGGATTTATTCCATTTGCGGATGCACAACAGCTAACAAACCTATTTAAGTTGGCCGAGGCGACAGAAGCCGGGGCGCGTGTTATGTACCGCATCAGCAATAAAACCGCTGATGCGTTAGGCATTAAGCAAATCAAATTCGCCAGTAAAATTGAAGCCGTTGAGCAACAAACCACTCGGCAATGGTCAATTAGTTTTACCTTGCAAGAATATAGAAGCGTGCCGCAAAAGGTAGAAGAACGCCAACCAGATGCGGCTGCTAATCAGCAAGGGGCTAGCGCTACTGGCGAGTCGGGTTTTCAATATGCATCACTGCAACAAAACCTAACGGATAACTTTGGCAGCTTGAGGTCGTAATGAGTACCCCTAATGCACGATTTATTGCCAGAGCCTATATCGACAATCAAAAAGTCGATATGGCTGATCATTGGGTCGTGCTGCAATCAACTACACCAGGTAATTGCCAAATCACCGTAAACACCAAAGTTAAACAGCATGCGATTGTTGCGGTGGATCTTGGTTGGGGTGACATGATTGATAGAGTGTTTATAGGTTATGTTGAACGTGTCATGCCTGCAGTTAATGGCTGGTATACCTTATTTTGTCGTGAATTATCAGCATCGTTAGCACTGAATTACAGCGTCATGCTACGTCATCCAACCTTAAAGCAAGTATTAGACGAACTAAGCCAATTAACAGGGCTTGAGTTTTTAGTACCTGATAGCGCTTACGCTGATACCGCAATACCGTGTTTTTACTGCGACAGTTCAGGTTACGCCATGCTAGACAACATTGGCCGTTCATTCCGTATTGACGATTTTATTTGGCAACAGCAAGGTAATGGCAAAATATACGTTGGTAGCTATCAAGATAGCTTTTGGGCAGATAAGCCAATTGTCATCCAAAACAGATTAATGACTAACCACCAAGCCGGACGAACGGCAACCATACCAGCAGCACCAATGATTAGGCCAAACGTATTAGCCAACGGTAGCCGCATCAAAACCGTTGAGTTTAAAGAAACTCAAATGACCATAACGTGGTGATATATGGAAACCATAATCAATAGAATTATTCGCCGCTTATTCCCAGAACTAACCTCAAAGCTGCATTTACCACGTTGGGGTAAAGTAGTTTCCTTGCCGGAATTACCCGACATAGACGGAGAACGCGGCAGTGATCCATTTTATCCACGTTATGCAGTTGACGTGCAGCTGCTTGACGAAAATGGCACTGAGACAAAATCAAAGGTACTTCAAGCCGTACCGTTACCATTACCAGGTGCAGGCAATAAAGCAGGCCGACTAGAACCGCCGGCTATTGGTGCAATTGTCGAAATTGCTTTTGCCTATGGCAGACCAGATAAACCATTCATCAGAACTGTATTACCCTTTGGTTGGGACTTACCTGCTATCAAAGAGGGCGAAACCCGCACCCAAGTACGCGATGGGGTTTATCAGCATATCGACGACAAAGGTAACTTTGAGAACAAAACCGATGAATCATTAAAAGACATCATTGGTAAACTGGCCGAACTACAATGTGAAACCCGCAAAGTCACAGCCAGCATAGAACAAGACCACCGCAGCCCCAAAACATGGATAGGTAGCGATGGCGAAAATGTGCTGAAACTACTATCAGAACTCATGGCCACTGTTAGCGCATTAGCAACAACATGCGCAGGCCACACACATCCGGGCATTGCATCTGGGCCAGGTTCAACGCAACCACCAAACCAGTCAGGCGACTTCAATGGCAAAGCATCAGAAGCCAGCAGCCAAAAAGGCAGACTTGACCCAATAACTAAGTGATAAAGCTAATCCCTTCAAACTTAACTATACCCTTTATCTAACTAGATAAAGGGCACCGCTGAATTAACTTCCCACAAAACACGCTAATTAATTTGCAGTAATCCAAGCATGAAATCCTTGCTTTGTAATGTAGACGAATTTACAAACACTTAATCCCAAAAGGTGTTGAGCATTGGGAGTTCGAAGAGAAGTGAATCGCAATTGTGAATTTTACAAATTGCTTGTAATATATTAATAATAATTGATTTTTATTCTAAACGGGTCAAAATGTTTATGGCATAACTGTTTAGTTTAGTTTAGTTTAGTTTAGTTTAGGTGTGGCATTGTCACAACTCACGTTAGAACGCAATTTCAATAAATAGTCAAAGTAAGAGTAACTATGAGCAATTCTTGTTCGAGTATTGATAAAGTGATTTCTGATAAGCTTGAAAAGGAAGGTAAGTCGATCAGAAACAAAGCTGCTTTTGGCGCGCTGGTTAAGCTGATTCCTGTAGTGGGGGATTCTCTTTTACATGCATTAACCGCCGGTGACAAAGAAGTAAAGGCTGAAAAGCAAGAAATTCAGCTAGACCTTCTATGCAAGTTAGTTCAGAAAATTGATGTATGTATCACTGAGATGTTAAATGATGCCCAACAAAAAGGGGCTCCCTTCGTTGAAGTAAGTGGGACAATCAATGTTAGAGGGGAGGGAGCTGATAATGTTACAGGCATAGATGTCTCATCAGACCGTTCTGTCTCGTTTAAGCCTGGTACTGTAGTAAATGTTGAAGGTAAAAATTCAAAAAATATTACCGGAGTAAAGATATGATCACAGTAGCATTTGGAATGAAGTGCCCATTAGGTCATGTACAAGTTCAAGTGTTTTCTGGGTCTGCTCATCCAACTTGCAATGTTTGTGGGAAGCAGATGATTCCAAACGAGGTTTCGCAACCTGTAGGTATGAATAAAAAATGTGAAGAGTGCAATTCATTCTATGGGATGATTTCACATGATTCAGGTTATTGTCCTAATTGCGGTGAGCCATGGTAA